ACGAAGTTGCAACAATATTATATTACTAATGGAGCTACAAGTAAAGGGCATTGATGCGCTAATAAGAAAGATGGACAAATTAGCTAAAGATGTACAATTAGAGGTACAAGCTGAGCTAAATGAATGGGCAGATACAACTGCACAAAATGCGATTAGTTTAGTTAGTGCAAATAGTAGTGATGAGGGTTTATTAAAGAATTCAATTAGGCCTTATTATGGTCAAGGTACAGCAAGTGTAAGAGTATCTGCAAAATATGGTGCATATGTAGAATTTGGTACCAGAAAATATGCAGCAGCATATGTTGGATCATTGCCTGCAGATTGGCAAACATATGCAGCAACATTTAAAGGCAGTTCAGGTGGAACATTTAAGCAATTTGTAGAATCACTTATTGGATGGGCCGATAGAACCGGTAAAATGGATCCTAAGTATGCTTATGTAACAGCATTAAAAATATTAAGAGAAGGAGTAAAAGCAAGGCCATATATTTATCCATCAGTACAAAAAACATTGCCAGTACTAAGAAAAAATTTAAGAGCAATATTTAAGTTATGAGAGATGTAAACAGCGCAATATTACAAGCTTACTATGAGATAATAGATGGGTTAGATATTCCAGTTTATGAGGGTGAGGAGCCGGATGATGTAAAGCATAAGATTTATTGTGTTATAAATGATGCAACATCAACTGAGACAAGTACATTTAATAGCTCAGATGTAAATCTTACAATACAACTTAGTGTACATAGTTGGGAATACAAATACAATAACAGTAAAACATTAAATACAGCGTGTGGACAGATTATACAGGCAATTAAGCCAACATCTACCACAAACCTAGACTTGTAATCATTTGGATTACAAATGACCAATTTAAGCCTACAAACGGATAGGACAGAAAGATTTGGAAATTTGGGTGGTAAAGTATTTATTTCTAGGATATTGATTTTTAAACAAGATATTTTCGTAATTTAGTAACAAATTAAAACTTAAATAAAATGGCAGAACACAAAGTAGCCGGCGGTACCATGTTATTATTCATAGATTCAACTGGTGGAGATGATTATGATATGGTTGTATGTCTTACATCAGTAAGCAAATCAGATTCAATATCAGTGGTAGATGCATCTTCAGCATGTGGACCGGATAAGAGTCCTGGTACATTAGAATTATCTTATTCTTTCGAAGGACAACATCTACAAGATCCTGTTAGTGGTAAAATCAGTGGTACATCATTACGTCAATTATTGCGTAGTAAAACTACAATAGGATGGATGATAGCGCCTGAAGCTCCAGTGACTGGTGATGAGATTGAGGAGGGTACTGGATATTTTTCTGAGTTAAGTTCTACTTATGCTTTTGATAGTGTAGGAACATTTACAGGAACAATACAACCATACGGTACTCCAACATTATCTATACAAGCTTAATTAATAACATAGGTTAATTTGATTGGCTTGTAATTAAGTCAATCAAATTAACTATTACCTAAAACAAACAAAAATGAAAATCAAATTAAACGGCAAAGAGTACGGAATTAAATTTAACCAGTTAGCAATAGAAAAATTGCATGAGTACAATGATGGAGAAACTACATCAGGATTTATGTATGCGATGGTTTATGGTGGTATGTTAGGATACAGCAGATTAAAGCGAGAGGACATAGAATATACATGGGAGGAAGTATGTGACTGGGTAGATATTATGGAAAATAAGAATGAGCAGATTCAAGCTGTAACCATTGAATTAAATGAAACAAAAGTTTGGAATGATCTTATTAAGCAAGGCCAGGAGATAAAAGAAAATGAGGACAAAAAAAAAGTCATAGAGAGCAGTGCTACGAAAATTTAAAGTTTGCTTTAGGAAAATTAGGATGGAGTGTAGATGAATATTATTGCTCAATGCCTCATGAGTTTTATGCAGCGTGTGAGGGATATTTAGAGAGGCAAAAGGAATCGGCTATGGTCATTCGTTTTGCCTCTTTTCGCATAGCTGAGGCAATGGCAGGAAGTAAAGCAATAGGTAAAATTAATAAGTTTTGGCCAATGGACGAGGATGATGAAAAAATAGAAGTTGAGCCAATGACAGCAGATAGATACAAAGCTATTTTAGAGCGACATAAATTAAAGATTAAATAATGGCAGAAGAGATAGAGATAATAGTCACCGCAACAGGATTTGATAAAGTAAGTAGTGGACTTAAAACTACTACTGAGGCTTTAAAGTCTACAGCTACTGAGGCAAAAAAGACTGGTGATACATTAAAAAGCAATTTAAATACAGGCTCAACACAGGCTGCACAATCATTACAGAATCTATCTAGAATAGCACAGGATGCTCCATTTGGCTTTATAGGTATAGCTAACAACATTAATCCATTAGTAGAATCATTTGGCAGATTAAAAGCTGAGACAGGGAGCACTGGTGGAGCTTTAAAAGCGTTAGTTGGTGGATTAAGTGGAGCAGGTGGATTAGGTTTAGCATTTGGTGTAGTAACAGCAGCTATAAGTTTTGCTCAAATCGGATTTAGTGCATGGACTAGAAGTAGCAAAGAGGCAAAAGAAAGTTCTGATACATTTAAGGTTAATTTAGAAGAATTAAAAAGACAATTAAATAGTGTTACTGATTCTTTAAATAATTTTATTGCTGCAGCTGATAATGCAAGTAAATTAAATGATATTAATATCGTTGCTAGATTTGAAGATAAAACTCAGCAAAATACATTAATAAGACAAAGTAGATTTATAACAATATCTGAGCAACTTGTAGAGACTACTGATGCAAGACGTAAAGCATGGCAAAATTATTTAGATGTAGCTAGAAGTGCTTTTAAATCTGATGATGAATATGCTCAAGCACAAAAAGCAGCTATTGATGTTTATAATCAACTTTTAAAAAAGGAAAAAGAATTAACCGATGCAAGGGAGTTACAAGCTGCAACTAATAGAGCTGCAACAGTTGAGGAGCAAAGAGCAGCAGCAGCTAGAGCTACAGCCAATGCAAAAAGATTAGCAGATTTAGATACTATAGCTAAAACTTTAGCTAAATTAAAAGAGGATACAAAGGATCAAAGACAATTAGCTATAACTTTTGGTACATCAACATTACAAGAGCAAGCTAATTTAATTAAAGCTGCAATAACAAAATTAGTTACTGTTTTTAATGTTGATCCAAATAATAAAATCATATTAGATTTACAAACTGATTTAGCTGATATAAATAGAAAAATTTTAAGAGAAAAAGTTTTGGCATTTGTACCAGCAAAACTAAAATTTGATGATCAAATAGTTTTGCCTTTAAAAAATGCTAAATTAATAAATACAAAAGCTTTAGATTTTACAACATTACGCGCCCAAATATTATCTTCAAATTTAGCTGATATTTTTAGTTTTTTACCTAGAGGATTTTTTAAGCCATTTAATTTTAATTCTTTAGATCAAGTAACTGGAGCATTAGAAAAAGCATTAGAATCATCAATTACTACTATAGGTGTAGGATTAGGAGAAACTTTAGCAGCAGCTATAACAGGTACAGCTAATTTTGGGAATGTATTTCAAGGCATTTTTAATCAATTAGGTGGTGTAGTATCTGCATTAGGAGAACAAATAATAGCTATAGGAGCAGCTGCATTAGTAGCTCAGGCTGCTTTATCACAAATAATTCTTAATCCTTTTGCAGCAATTGCAGCAGGTATTGCATTAGTAGCTTTAGGATCATTAATACAAAGCACTACATCAAGACAAAATAGATTTGCAGTTGGAACACGTAATGCACCTGGTGGCATGGCTTTAGTAGGTGAGCGTGGACCAGAGATGATTAGCTTGCCTAGAGGTAGTCAAGTATTGCCTGCAGCTCAGACAGCTAACATGTTAGGAGGTGTAGGTGGAGCAGTAGAAATTTATGGCATTTTAAGAGGTCAGGATATTTATTTTAGTAACAAAAAATATAGTGCTACTTATGCACGTACAACATAATGGGATTAAAGTATACAAGCTCATTTGATTCAATTAGAACGCAAAGTAGATATAATTTAGAAATCTATCAAGATAGCTATGATAGCACTCCTATTAATGTTATTTTAGCTGCTACACCGATAGTGCAAGAGTGGCAGGAAGATGATCCATTGGCACCAATAAAAGGAAGTACACTTACAATTAATCTTACTACATCAGGTGGCTTATCATTGTTAGATTTTTATTCAGATAATGATAATGAATTTAGAGTAAAATTTATTGAGGATTCAACAAGCACTACTTTGTTTGAAGGGTTTATTTTACAAGATGATTGCAGTGAAGTGCAAATAGATTTTATACATGAAATAGTTTTAACAGCATCAGATAACTTAGGCACAATAAAAGACATTAATTTAGGTAGAGCAGCTGAGTTATTTGGTGATACTACAATAACTGCAAGTGTTCCATGTGTATTTAATCCTGCAGGACCTTACATAGTAATTAATTATGGTCCTGAATGGCCGGTGCAACCTGGTCAAACATTTACAATAGATGGTACACCATTTACAATGGTTACAAATTTAGGCGAAATAGATTTTGTTTATACTGGATGGTGTATTCAAATAGTTGAGGAAATACCAACTTTAGTTATTGGTACTTTTGATGTGGCTTATAATATACCATTATCATTAGACGGTTACATACCATTATTAACTTTTATTAAGTTGTGTTTAAAGTCTACTTATTTAGATTTGCCATTATCAGTTTATTGCCATATTACACCAACTGATGGAGAAATATTTTTAGATACAGGCGAAACTAGAATGCTCGAAGATGTAACCTTATTAGGTAATACATTTTTAAAAGGTAATGAGTACATGAGCTGTTATGATGTTTTAGAGGTAATCATGAAACGTTTTAACATGACATGCTTTCAATCTATTAATAGCTGGTGGATTGTTCGTACACCTGATTTGTTTTTAGATTATCAACAAGGTGAAACAACAATAAATTATTACAAATATTTAGCTAATTCATTTGTATATGATGATAGGTATTCTATAAATAAATCTTACACAATAGCTACTGGAGCTTATGTAGAAACTGGCTTACTAAAATCTATCATTAGACCTTATAGGATGACATTAGAGACGTTTAATTACATTCAGCCTGAGGATTTGTTATGTAATAGTCAATTCACTGATTTAGGTCCTTTAAGGCAAGTTACAACTGGTGGTGGATTTACGAATAGAGAGTATGAGCTACCATGTTGGTATAATTATGATGGTGGCAGTCCATATCCTGATAGATTTATAAGAGTAGTATTTGAAGGTGATAGAGAAGTAGATAGATATGTAGTAGTAACTGGTAATACTTTTGATAGTGCTAGATCAGTTCAATCTGAAGATATTGAAATGAATGAAGGTGATATTATAGATTATTCTTTTGAGTTTCAAACTGATGTAAGTCAACCAGGTTCAGTTAACACTGTTTTTGCTGTTAGAATTACTGATGGAACATTAACTAAATATTTGCAAACAGATGGAAGCTGGGCAAATACAATAGGATATGTATACAATACAGGAACTGGTCAAAATACAAATGAATGGCAGACAGTATCAATGAAAAGTGATAGACTGCCATTTAATAGCAAAATGAATATTTTTTTAGCGGAGGCAACTGTACATACATCTGATGAGACTAGATACCGTAATTTAAGATTAAGTTTATCATATTTTGTAGCAGGTCAAGGTCAAGTAAATGGTCATTCACATACTGCAAGTCAATCAAAACAATTAAATAATATCAATGATGTTGAAATAATGATTGATAATAGTTTTAGAGCTTCTATAAATGGTACATTATTTTTAACTACACAAACTGGAATTTTTCAAGATAAATGCACTACATGGAAGTTTGGAGAAGGAATTAATACTGGAATACCTGGTACAATTTATCCAAATCTAGGTCAATTAGTTACATCTACTTACATGTTCCAAAGATTTATACCACGTTCAAAGTTTAATGGCAATCTTTTATACATTAAAAATCAAAATGGTATAATGAGCAATTTAGCCATATTTAGCAATGAGTTTAGTGGTCCATCATTACACAATAAAATGTTATTGGGTAGTTTAGCTATTGATTATAAGAATGATTCAGCTCAATTTACAATGTGGGAAGTGTTCAATAGTGAATTTGGGTATATAGACAATTTTATTGATTATACAAGCTATTTATACAATATTTTGTATGAATTTAATTACCTTTATGAAAATAATTAACCAATGGGATTAGTAAGAGGTGAAGATGTAATATTGACTGTAGTACAAAATCAAGGAGATACTCCTGTACAAGTTCCATTTGGATGTGCTAGATCTATTACATTTGACATATCTACTGATTTTATTGAGACATCAGTTACACAATCGGGGTCATTTAAAACTTTTATTCCATCAGGCAAACAATACACCGGTAATATTGAGGGCTTAGTATTTATAAATAAGCCTGCTAATACTTCACCTGGTGTTAATGCAACAACAACAATTGACTATAGTTCAGTATCAGAATTATTCCCAGCTGGTTTTGCAGGTGCAGGTATAAATGTTTTTGATCCTGATGGTTTTACTAATTTATGTTTTTTAGGATTAGATCCTTATGCAACATTAAATGATTATTTAACAGCTATTGTTAATGCTATTAATAGTTCCGGCACTGGTTATACATCTATTGTAGATGGTAATACAATTATAATTACAGCAAGACCTGGTTTAGGAGGTGATATAAATGGTAGTGCATGTTGGGTTAATTATAATATTGATGGTATACTTCCACCACCTCCTAATTATAGAATTGTTACTTATTTTTCTGGTGGAGTATCTGGAGCGTTAAATGCTACAAATACAACTGATTTTGCAGTTTTTAGTACACATTTTCCTACTTTAAATTCAGAAATTATAATAACATTTAATATTCCACCATCAGGTACTGCAACTGTAGTATACACAGAAACTGGTAATGTTTATACAAATTTAACTGATATGTTAAATGATATAAGTAATGGTATTAATTCTAGTGGTACAGGTTATACATCAGTAGTTAATGGTAGTAAGATTATAACTACTGCTCCTCCAGGATATGGTACAACTTGTAACGGTTATTTATTTGAATATGATATTGAATTAGATACAATAAATTCTGTTAATAGTTCAGGTTTTACCGGTGGAACAAATGGCTATTTTCCTGACAAATTAGGCATAGGATGGATGTATGATAAATTGATATCAGGGGAAGAAATATTTTTAAAATATTACGAAACGGATGATGATAATCATTTTTTACAAAAGCAATGCTCAGTTTATATTGAGTCAATAAATGAGACATCATCATTTGATAATATAGTAACATTTTCAGCATCATTTAAAGGTAATGGAGATCCAATAATAACTTATGG